AGCGTACCGGTTCTAGTATAAATAGGAGATGGCTTCAACACTCACTCAAATTGCACAACAAAAGACTGCTCTGGAACAAGATTTTTTGTCCAGACAGTCTGTTTCTTGGTTCCAGAAACAAATGAAGGACCTAAAGTCTCCAATGGCTCTGGCTAGAGAAATCTCAAAAGAAAAAAGCAGACAGTCGGGTCAGTTTCATATGGGTGGTCTGTATCACTTTTTCTATGATCCTCTCACAAAAGCTGAGTTACCATACTATGATATTTTTCCATTAGTGATACCACTCAAACGTGATGCCGAGGGTTTCCTTGGTTTAAACCTACATTATCTACCTCCAAAATACCGTGCAGTGTTCATGGACAAACTGATGAATTTTGCTATCACAAATGATGATAATGAACCTAGACGATTGCGTGTGACATATGATATTTTAGCTGCTGCAAAAAATTATAAAGAGTTTAGGCCTTGTTTGAAAAGATATTTGAATAGTCAGATTCAATCCAAAATTATGACGATTCAGCCAGGTGAGTGGGAGACCGCACTATTTCTACCCACAGCAATTTTCAAAGGTGCACCAGCATCGAAAGTTTATGCAGATTCACTCACAAAAGCAAAAAGTAGGGTATACTAATGGCAGGCTCAATAGCAGATTTTAAAGCAAGTTTTAATACAGACTTAGCTAGACCAAGTAGGTTCGACGTAAACGTTCCGATACCAATTGGTTTAATATTCAATAGAAGTGTCGGCCGAACATTGCGGATGCGTTGCGAGAGTACAGAACTGCCTGGTCGTTCTATCTCTACGACAAGCATGAAAATTTATGGTGTCGAAGAAAAGTTTCCATATCAAACTGTGTATAGTGATCAGAGTCTCACGTTTATTGTCGGTGATGATATGGCTGAAAAGAAGTTTTTCGATTCTTGGTTGAACTGGATCAATCCAACGATCAATTATAATCTAAAATATAAAGCAGACTATGCTGTTCCGTTAACAATAAATCAATACAATTTAAAAAATGAATTGTCGTATTCTTGCTCACTGTTGGATGCATTTCCTATTGCAATGAATCAGCTCGACTTAGATTGGTCTTCTGATGGCCATCACAAACTAACGATCACTTTCGCATATACAAGCTGGAGAAATAATTCAATCGAAGCTCTGGGTATGGAATTACTAGAAACAACGATTGCAAATTCATTGTTTGATTCTACGATACGTACAGAGTCTCTATTGGGTCGAGACTTGTCTCAACAGCCATTCGAAACAAGACAACAATTTGAAGATAGATTGACACCTTAAAAATGGAGATATAAATTATGGCTTTACCAAAAATGGATACACCGATTTACGATTTGGAACTACCACTGTCAAAAAAGAAGATTCGATTTCGCCCTTTCCTTGTGAAAGAGCAGAAGAATCTTTTGATGGCTATGGAATCTGGAGAAAGAGAATCAATTGAAAAGAATGTGAAACAAGTTCTCAACAACTGTACAGTTACCGAGGATATTGATATCGAGAAACTTCCTGTTATCGATATTGAATATTACTTTCTACAACTTCGTGCAAGGTCTGTCGGAGAAGTTGTAGAAAACAAATATCGTTGTGATAATACAGTTGATGAAAATGTGTGTGGCAATATCATGGAAACTTCACTGAACTTACTGGACATTAAAGTTTCAGGTGTTGTAGAGGGCACTGATGTTATACAACTCAATGAAAAAATATCGATTAAACTAAAATATCCAGAGTTTTCTATATTGAGTAAATTATCCAATCTAACGAGCGTTTCTGATATTGCATTTGAAATGATTGCTGAGTCTGTCGAGTACATCTATGATGGTGAACAATTTTATTATGCTAAAGAAGTAGAATCGAAAGAAATTGTTGAATTCATTGAGTCTCTCAATCAGCAACAGTTCTCCAAAATTGAGGACTTCTTTGCAAATCTTCCGAAGATTCAGAAGACTGTTGAAATGAAGTGTTCACGCTGCGGCTTTGAACATAAACTTGAAGTTGAAGGCCTCGAAAGTTTTTTCGGCTAACATTTGGTCATGATAACCTGAGAAATTACTATAAAACTAATTTCTCTTTGATGCAGCACCACAAATACAGCCTTACGGAACTTGAGAATATGATACCGTGGGAACGAGATGTATATGTTGGTATGCTTATACAATATATTGAGGAAGAAAATCAGAAAATAAAACAGAAGATAAACGAGAGAAAGATTAGATGAACTACTACGATGCCGCCAGAATAAGAAAAAAAGGCTTCGCAAATTTAATGACCGATAGACTGACTTCTGGCCAGGGTATTGTCTCATCTATACGAGGATCGTTATCTGATAGATCAAAAGCCAAATCGATGGCCATGAAAGAGAAATTTGATCCGATGAACATCGCCAAGTTTCTCACTGGCGGCAGTAATCTTGCACCAGCAATCATTGGTCGCCTCATGGGTAGAAGTAAACAAGACATTGGATATTTTACCGGTAAGAAACAGTATGAAACGAGAAATAGGTCAAACTATTTCGATCAGTTTAATCCTAGTCTAGGTGGTGGTTCCAGAAAAGCAACAGCAGTTCTGGAAAAAATTGTGTCCTTTATGGAAAAGTCCCGTGAAGAAGATGTAAAAGAACAAGAAACACTCGATTCATATAATGAAATGAATGAATACCAGAAAGCGGATAATCACAAAGAAGTGATGAACGTATTCAGGGATGCAATAAAAAAACAACGTAAAGCCATGAAAGAAATGGCTAAAGAATCGAAGAAGCGTGAAGTTGCCGAAAAGGCTGAGCAGAAGAAAAAGGAAGCACCGGCTCCAACACCGGCAACAAAGCCGGCTCCAGCGCCAGCACCTACTCCGGTAACAAAGCCGGCTCCAGCGCCAGCACCTACTCCGGTAACAAAGCCGGCTCCAGCACCTACTCCAGCGGCTCCTACTGCTACTCCAGCACCACCTGTAGTTGCTCCAAAGCCTGCTATTGTTAAACCTGCAATAACTGAAGCGGCTAAAACCGCGGCTAAAATTGGTATGGGTGGTACTAAAGGTTTGGTTTTAGCCAGTTTAGTTGCTGCTGGTTATTCAACACAGGCACAGGCCAATATAATGGCCAATGTTGATAAAGAATCTGGTTTTAATCCAAGAAGTGAAGAAGTTCCAAAACCAGCAAAAATATTTTCTATGTTTGGTGGACCAGAAGTTGGAAAAACCAAAGATGGAAGACCTTTAAATAAATCCGGTAATGTAATTAGATTTCCAACTTTACGAGATGCAGAAAATATTGTTGCCGCTGGACCCGAAGCATATTTCAATAAGGTTTATGATGGAAGAATGGGAAATACAACTCCTGGTGATGGATACAAATATAGAGGTAGAGGATTTATTCAAATTACCGGAAAAGATATGTATCAGAGAGTTGGTAAAATGATAGGTGTGAATCTTGTCAGTAATCCAGATTTAGCCAATCAACCGGAAATTGCTGCAAAAATTATTCCGGCTTTTTTCAAATTAAAAGCTAAAGAAAAAAAAATCAGTGAGGACAAATATAACGAAATAGACACGGTTAATGAAGTTGTTGGTTCCGCAGATGCAGAATCTAGAAAAATAAGAAAACAACTATCAAAATCTTATGCTGATCAATTGAATTCTTTAACAAAAGAAAATCGTGATATGAAAGGTGATATGAGTTCGTCATCTTCGGCTGGTGGTGCGTCACCTATCATCATACAAAACAACACCACGAACAAACAAAAAACTATACAACCACCTTCAGCACCATTGGGTGAATTAAATCCAAGAATAGGAAACTAAAATGGACTACAGAGTAGCAAGTGACATCAGAGGTAAATCTCTTTCATCTATGATGACTGATAATATAACATCAGGTAAAGGCATTGGTTCTTCTCTCTCTGGTGCAATATCATCAAAGTTCAAGGCAAGCGCAACTGGTATCAAAGAGAAATTTGATCCAATGAATATTGCTAAGTTTATGACAGGTGGCAGTAGGCTTGCACCTGCAATTCTCGGCAGACTTACAGGACGTAAACAATCTGATATCAATTACTTTGCTGGTGATAAAAACAAGAGGTCTGGTTATACACAAATGTCCTCATCAATGTCAACACCAGGTGAAGGTCTAGGCGGTTCTGCTGTTGAAGTATTGAACAAAATGTTAGCTTTCTTGCAGAGTTCGCGTGAAGATGATATGAAAAGAAAAGATACTGCGAAACAATTTACCGAAGAACAAAAGTTCGAAGACCAACGTAGACATAACGAGTTCTTAGAAGTATTAAAAGAATACACTTCTTTGGGTAGTACAACAACATTGGTTGGCAAAAAAGAAGAAGGTGGTAATTTCTTATCTGGGCTCATGGACACAATTAAGTCAATGATTGCTAATGCTGTAGCAGGAGTCACCGCATTATTTAATACTGCACTTAAAGCATATGAATGGATAAAAGACCTAAGGATATTATCAACACTGGCTCCTTATGCGGCTAAACTTGCAACATTCTTAGCAGGACCAATAGGTGCAGCGTTATTAATTGGAACTTCTCTTGCCGCACTCCTTTTTCTGGCAAATGAAGAAAAGAAAAATATTGAAGCCGATCCATTTGCAGAAAAATATA